TGTTGATTCCGTAGATACCTTCGGTGATCAATTTGGTATCGTAGGTCATATCCTTGTTGGCATCACGATAAACCTTGACGGGTTTGGCTTGTTTCAACGCTTCGTATTTGCCTTGATGCAATCCGATTGCGTGTGAACCACGATATTGTCCGGGAACTAAACGAGCAACGCCTTGTGCATTGTGAAATTCTTTAACTCCCTTTGTACCTGGATCAGTTGTGGCAGCCCATTTCTTAAAATGCCACACATCACCGATTTTGTAACTCACGGTTAACAAGTCATCAAAGACATTTGTGACCTTGCTTCCAGTATCCGAATTGCGAATGCCAATGATGTTCAAGTTGTAATCACCTGATTCAAAGAACTTGTAGTTCTTGACCTTCATTGCTGCTTTTATTTTGTCTATCATTTGCCTTGTCCTTTATATGGTTTTGAACTCTTGTGTTTGTTCTTGTGCTTGGTGTGTCTCCTCAATTTGTTTTTTGGTTTCACACGGAATGTCGTGATGTTTACTTTGGCTGCCATAGGTACAATCTAAAGTATTCAAAATCCTCTGTTCCACCTTCTTCAACATAGTTCAAGAACGCATCGTATATCTCACCTTTGTAATCAATGGCAACAACTGTCGTATCTAAACCAACGCTGATCATCTTCGCTGCGTACATTTCATTGACAACTGCCATTTGTTCAACCTTGCTTTCTGCAACTGCAACGGCTTCTTTCAAATGTTCCTTTTCTGCAACCTTTTCTTCCACCAGTTTCTCACTCACTTCGTGTGCTTGTTTCGTTGCCGTTTTGACCTCCGATGTGTGAGCTTGAATCTTCTTCAACATTTCATCAATTTCTTTCACCTTTGGTTGGTCAATGGCTTTGGATTCTGTCACTAAATACCCAAACAAAAACAGGGTTGAGAATATCAAAATTAGACGGTTCATATGTTCTTCATTGAATTTATCAAACGAATCTCTGTGATGGCTGCGGACAATGCCGAATCTGCCGTTTTTAACGCCCTGTAAGCCTGTTTCTGTTCTGCCCGTAGTGTTGCAACCTCTTTGCGACATTCATCGATCTGTGCTTGATTGCTCGAACGAAGGTCAAAGTACAAATAACTAACAGCCAAAAGCATACAAAAAGCCACGGCAGCAACTGGATTTTTTTGAAATTGGTCAAAACTGACTGGAAGAGCATTGGGTTTTATTTGCTTTTGCATTTTTTACGGTGTATTTGATAGCCTATTATGATTCCGATGTAGAGTGTCGTGAGATACGGTATTGCTTCCATAGTCCAAATATAACCACCGCCAATAGAACAACCCACATACCGCCATTGATGGGTACAGAATTGCCGTTTCCGTTGCCCTTTCCGTTGCCGTTGTTTTCTTCAAGTTGTGTATATTCCAACTCACGCACTTCTTCGGTTGTGGGTGTTGCCCATTCGCTGTGCTTCATATTGGGAATGTTGTTGGTGGTGGTGGTATGTATTCGGCTTCGGGTAAATCTAAAACCCAAGCGTATTGTGATGCTTGAACTTCGGGCTTGTCTTGCTCACTTAGAAACAAAAACCAAGTTCCGTCAATATCAGTAACGCAATTAAAGAACTGCGATTCGGTGTAGTATTGCCCTTGTATCAAATCCTTTTGTTCGGGTGTAAGTGTGTAACCTATCATACATTTCGGCTTAAACTGGTTTGAAACGCTTGTACTGCGGTGTTTAAATTTGTTACTTGTGTATCGCTCAATGCGTCACCGATAGAAGTCCAAGCATTTTGTCTGGTATCGTAATTCGCTCCTGCTCCCGCAACATTATTTGCACCTACAAATAAATTTCTATTTAATCCTGTTACCGATGTTACAGTTAACGCTGTTTTTGTTGCTCTATTATAAAAATTCATTTCAGTAGATACAATTCTGCTTACTGTTCTTAATCCCAAAGTATCCGAAACGGCTATTGAGTTATTTCCACCGCTTGAAAACATATTTATATAAGCACTTCCGCCAATACTTGGATATAACATTATTGAATTACCAAATAAACCATCGTGTACCCCCATCATTGAACCAGCGTTTGAAATATTTGTTCTTGAATAAGTAGAAACATGCGAATTATTTTGAGTTAAATTATTAAGCATATTCAACCCTGTATCCATATAAGCCGCTCCGTTTGGCGTTACCCCCGTACTCGCAAAAGTCCAACCGCTTGTAAATGTACCCGTAAAAGAACTGCTCTTTAAATTCTGTGCACATGCCGCCGCACTTGCCCCAACCATAGGATAAATGGCTTTCATAGGTGTCCAAAGTGAATTGGCTTTTAAGTCCAAAACTAATTGCAAGGTTGCCGATTGTTCAGTTGTAGTAAGTGAACCACCCGCAGCAATGACACGATTGTAATACGCTAACCAATCAGGGTCAACGCTTACAATCTGTGATGCTATTATTCCGTTTGTTGCAAGTATCATTATGCGATATCTCCAAATAAATACCACTCATTTTCAGCAATTTTCACCAAAGTTGCACCTGAATACTGGGCGTTCAATTTCAACTTTGCACCATTGCTTCGAATTGTTACCCCACTTGTGGCAACAACTGTAGTTTGTCCCGCTCCGTATTGTGCCAAAAGTATTTGTGTGCCTGTGCTGAACGCAACTGAACTATTCAAAGGAACAGTCAAGTTGTTTGCACTGCCTACATTCATCTCAACCAATTTATCAGCATCGCTCAAAACCAAAGTATATGATGCGGTCTGTCTGTTGGCAACTACTAACTTATCAGTTTTTAATGCAAGGTTTGCAATCGTAGCAAATAGCCCCACAGACCAATCGTAAACGGCTTTTACTGATGGATATTTCGTGTTTGATGCTTGGTCTGTTGTTACACTTGTAGATTTGTTTGCGGAGTTTTCAGCAGTATACCCCAATGCTGTTTGAAATGTCGCAACCGCCCAATCATATACAGCTTTAACGCTTGGGTATTTTGTATTACTCGCTTGGTCTGTTGTTACCGATGTGCTTTTGTTTGCGACATCCTCTTTACTCGCAGCCAAACCCGAATACAAACTGTTCACCGCATTGTCGCCCGTATTTGTTCCGCTTGTGTTTCCAACAACCACCAATTGGGCATCGGTTACATAGCGTTTATTTGTAGAATCTGCGATATCGGCTGTGGTTGCATCCGCTCCAGCAGTTACCAAACCTTTGGCATCGTAGGTGATTTTTGTTTTGGTTGCTCCTGTAATTGCGGTGTTCTCATCAACCTTGCCATCCAATGCCGTTTGTAGATCAGTTTGGTTTGACAAAGTTCCAGTAACACCACCCCAAGCAACTGCCGATGAAATTGAAATGTTTCCGCTTCCCAACAAACTTGTGTTGTTTACGGTCTTGATATTCGTACCGCTTACAAGGGTTGCTTGTTTCGCATCCAATGCCGTTTGTGTGGCTGAACTTATCGGCTTGTTGGCATCGCTTGTATTGTCTACATTGTTCAACGCCAATGCAGTTTTCAACGCTGATGGTGTGATTTTCTTTGTCTCCGATGCCGATGTATCAACAATGGGAAACAAATCTGTTGCCGTGTCAAGGGTAACGATGGTGGTTAATTGGGATATCTTTTGATCTGCCATTATAGTATGATTTTATCACCGCTTTCTTGAAGAAGAAAATCCCCATTTTCAAGCAGTAAGAATAGTATTTGTGTGGGTTGTTCTATCTCGTAGATTTTCTCGTTGAGAGTGACCTCGTATTGAGTGCGTGTGACATCAAATTGAACCTTAAGGATTCCGCTTTCAACCTCTTCATCTGCCAATGCTGGAGACAAATTGGTTGGTGATGTTTGAGCATAAACGACATATTCAAATTCTCCAGCATCCAAAGTGAATGTTGAACCCTCAACAACTGCAAATTCGTTGTATCTGTCAGGGTGAGTTGAAATGTCGGTTAGGATTGCAACCGTTTGTTCATTGGTAGTTCTGTGAGTGAACGCAAAAAGAAAGTATGGATTCGCAATCGTGACTTTTTCAGTCAGCGTTAAATACCAATTCTTTGATTCCGCTTTTTCAATTACCAACATCTCTACAAAATAGCGAGAGTAAAAATATGTAACAAAAAAAGGGAGAGCATATTGCCCTCCCCATTTGACCTATGAAACAAGAATCAATTAGATACCCAAAGCGGTAA